GACCTCCAGACCCGCGCGACCCGGCTCTGCGCGCAGGTTCGCGAAGCGGTGGGTCCAAGAGACGCCGCCGCGCTCGGCTGTCCGCCGCCACCCACAGCCACCATAACCGACCGATTCGTAGCCGAGACCACCATCAACACCGTGTGCGACCGCATCCGGACATCGGTTCCTTCCCTGAGCCCGGCGCAGTTCAACTGTCCTGTAACTAGGGATGGGCGCAGCCCCAATCCCTACGTCACCAACCAGGGGTGAGGCAGATAAATTTATGTCGCTTCGCGACATACCTACTTTTCTGTCTGCCCACCCCTGCCTGTTACCGGCACCACCGTCTAGAAACCCCGCCTAGGCTAAGATGAACGCCGCCGCTCTATCGGAAGCCACCCTGAATGCGCTGATCGGAGACTATCTGACGCTGATTGCACTGCTGCTGGTGGTGCTACTGTTTGGGCTCTACATCTGGTTCATCCAGGCCCCGCTGGCAGAGTATTTCACCGGCTCTCCTCTACCTCCTCCTACAAACGGCACCCCCATTAGAGTAGCGCGCAAATGAAAAACCTCTGGACCTACGCGAGCCTGCTGCTGCTCGGTCTGATTGTCGGCTACGCGCTCAGCAGCAGCCGCGTGATGGAGGGGTTCGTCGCCATCACGCAGAGCACCTGTGAGGTCTGCCGCCGGCCGCGCCCCTGCCCGTGTGAGCCGGCCCCTGCCCCTGCACATCCCGACCACCAGACCTGCCCCCAGATTGACTGGTCCAAGTACGTGCTGAAGGCCAGCATCCCGCCGTGCCCGCCCCAGCCGGATATGAGCCGCTACATGCTGAAGACCGAGTGCCCGGCCCCTCCCGACATGTCCCAGTACATCCTGAAGTCCGCCGTGCCCCCCTGCCCGCCCTGTATCAGCACCTGTAACAAGCCCTGTAAGATCGGCGAGTGCCCACCCTGCCCGGTGGTGCGCTGCCCCGTCGTAGAGTGCCCCGAGCCACGCCCCTGCCCGCCGTGCGCTCCCGTGGAGCCCCCGCGCTGTCCCGAGCCCAGCGTCACCTGCAAGGCGGACTACCGGCCCGAGGAGCCATGGATGGTGCGCCCGCTGCTCGCCAGCATCAGCCCTATGTAACCGGCTAGAAATATTTCTAATGTCAGATTGCTAATTGATTTAGAATCGGTTAGCAATCGGATTATCGCAACATTCGGTAATGGATACGCGATTCTGGGGACCCTCTGGATGGAGGCTGCTACATCTGGTGGCGGCCGAGCCGTTTGCCGACCCCCATCATCGCGCCGCCGTTCGCGAATGGATAGAGCTCCTAGAGTACGTGCTACCCTGTAAGTACTGCCGTGCCTCCTTTCACGATTACATTCGCCTCCAACCGCTCACTGACACGGTCCTAGAAACCCCCGCCGCGTTCAGCCGCTGGATGTACGACATCCACAATCGCGTGAATGCGAAGCTCCGCGGCCAGGGTCTCCTTACAAAGCCCGACCCGTCCTGGCCCGCGGTTCAGCGCCATTATCACACCCTCCACGCCGGTCTCTGCGACGGCAGTCCTCTTTTAGGCTGGGACTTTATGACCTCCGTGGCTTATGCGACACCCGACCCCCGCGCCCCTCCACCGGTACCGATGCCCGACGCCCCCGAGGGCTGGACGCCGCCCGACGATGCGACCAAAAATCGCTACAATCTGCTGCCGCACGCCGCGCGTCTCACTTACCTCCGCCGCTGGTGGCAGCTGATCCCATCCATCCTACCGTGTGCTGCTTGGCGGCGGGCCTGGAGCCGTGCGCTAGGCGCTCCACCATTAGAGCGTGGCCGCCGGGCCGTGATGCGCTGGATGTGGCGCGTTGAGGAGCAGGTCTGTGCGGGGCTGCGCTGCCCGACGCCGCACCGCTCCCGTGCCGCAATGGTGGAGGAGGTGGGGGCGTTTGAATCGGGCTGCGGGCGGGCGCGGCGGGGAGTGACCTGTCGGACCCGACGGAGACAGCGCGTCCGGACACAGCGACACCAAAGGGGAGTGGAGCTGCTATAGCGCCACCGGCCACCCATCCGACGCCAGGGCAACTCTGCCGAATCACCGCCTGCCAACCTGCCATAGACAGCCCGCCTGCCGCCGCGAACCCCTGCGCCCAGATCATCTGTTCGCGTGTGTCCTCAATCTCTGCGGGAACCTTCACCCGCCACAGCAGTCCTCCTAGTGAGAGTGTTACTAGCGTCATTTGCCTTTCTCCTTTCTGTTGTATGACCCGCGCCGCTTAGGCGCACTGGTGACCCCGTTAAGTTTTCGGCCCGCTAAATAGAGACCCCTGTCATGGATGTCCGCCCTTATTGGTTTCTGGTTGCTGGGCTCGTCCTGCTATACATTTTTGTACTCCTTTTCGTGGAGATACCACGCCGCCGCCGGCACGCGACCGGTCTTCTCCCCGTTGGGCCTAGTCGCAGCTGGCTCGGTCCCGGTGGCACGCGCAGACTCTTGGGTCCTGGCGGAACTCAACAGCTCTGGGGGGCGGAGGGGTTCATGGACGGAGGCAGCGACGACACCCCCACCTTCTACATGGTCGGTGTGGACTGGTGCCCCCACTGCGTCAAGGCCAAGCCCCTCTTCCAGAGCCTCGGACCTAAAGTGACCATCGCCGGTCGCGACGTGGCGGTCCAGTATCTGGATGGGGAAAAAGACAAGTCCCGTCTCCCGTGTGAGGTGGGTGGCTACCCGACGTTCTGCTTCCTCCATCGCGGCCGCGCCCAGCGCTACCAGGGCCCGCGCACGGCGGAGGGGTTCCAGCAGTTCCTGACGGAGCAGCTACAGGCCGCATAGAGCGGTATGCGAGCCATCGTCGTGCGGCCACCACCCCCTCTTCAAATAGCTCAAGACGACCTGCCGCATCCAAATAGATATCTAGCGCCGATACTGTCTGATTGTTTGTCGCAATCCAGTATCGTGGCTTTTCCGGTGCCGCATCGTGATGAACACGCCGCCGCCCGATGCGCACCAGCTGCTCCAGATAGGCGGTGAGGTTGCTAACATCGGCGCGTTGTCCACTCCGCCCGGCGTTGATCGTAGAGTCACTACAGACCACCACTAGTGCCTCCGCTCTGTCGGCAATCATAGACCACGGATACTGCTCTACCAGCGCACCGTCGCAATAGATGTCGCCATCCGGCCCCCGCCACGGTGCAAAAAATAGCGGAATCGCCGACGACGCCCGTACGGCATCAAGCAGACGCATCGTCGGTGTGCTCTCCGTGCTGAACGTCACGAGCTCTCCGCGATTCACATTCACGGCTGTTATTCCGAGTCGTACACCTGGCCGTGCTGCCGCCAGATCCGCAAAGCTCCACCCCGACGCGCCGGCCTCCCATGTATCTATGAATCGCCCTACCATATCAATCAGCGCGTCGCCGCTGCTGACGCCCAGATGCTCGTGTAGAGCGGACAATGGATCCTCGTGAATCTCCCCGAGCGCCCGCAGGTCAAACAGTCCCGCACAGTCGCGCAGCCAGGCAGCCGAGACACCCATCGCCCCCACGAGCGCACACAGAGAGCCTCCTGAGCAGCCGTACCATTCGCGCACACCGGCCGTCGCCCCTGCTTCCACGAGCGCCGCCAGTACCCCCAGATGACCAATAATGCGCGCACCGCCGGCACTGAAGCTGATGACCCGCGGCTGCCAGAGACGGCTCATTCCTCTTGCCTTCTCAAGGGAAATGCAGGCGCCATCCCTAACGCCCGCGGCGCTCTTTGAGGAGCAGGCGCGCCTGGATGGATTGCGACTAGAGATATACAACCGCATCCTTGCAACGGTTCACAACAAGATTCGTGCCACCTCCACGCTGCCATCGTCGCCCCAGATGACATACTTTGACGTTCCAGAGTGGCAGCCAGGCTGTCCACGCTACGACGTCAAGGACTGTATTCTGTATATCGTCTGGCAGTTGAGGCATTCGGGTTTCCACGTGCTGTACGTGTCGCCAAACAGACTTCTGATTAGCTGGAAGCAGCAGTCTATTCAGTATTACACGGAGGAGTCACCGATTCGGCAGGCGATGGCTGCGACAGCAACAGCGGCAGCGACTCCGACAGCGACCACCACTACGGCGGCTGCCCCTCCAAAGAAAAAGAGCACCACATCCTATCGTCCAGCGGCACCGGAGGGGGTGGCCGGAATGCTGGCGGCGGGTGCCAAGAAGGGCGGCCCGTCTACGATTACGTTTATTTAGTAGTAGCGCCCTCCGCCTCCGCCGCGCCAGCGCCAACGCCCGCCGCCGCCTCCTCTGGCACGCCCAGTCGCCATCGTCGCAGCGAACCGCATGATGGTATCTATCGCCAACAGCACCAGGAGGCCGATTGCGATAAACAGGAACAGCTCCGCAGTAGTGGCCAGCGGAGCCGGTGCCGTGAGCGCCTCAAGCTGCCGAGTGAGTGCGTCCAGGCGTGCATTAATGTCACCAGGGATGGGCGCAAGAGTCTCCGTGCTGACAGCAGGCACAGGAATCTGCCGCCACAACGTCGGCTGTCCGGCAACTGAAACAGAGCCATCGGGTCGCGCCGGCCCGGGAAGCTTGGAGCCATCCAGGGTGAAGGCCCGCTCCCAGGCATCGGCGTCGCCGGTGTCGCCCGGCATCGGAAACAGGTCATCAAGCTGGACACCGTCTGTCGCTACGCCTCCACCACCCCCCGGGCTCTTCAGAATTTCTGTAGACGGCGGTGCGGCAGCCAGAGCAGGGCGGTCCGGGTCCGGCGCTCCAGACAGCGCAGCGGGCACGAACCCCTCTGTTATGGCCTTGGGGCGCCGATGCTTCTTCTTAGTACCGCCGCTGCCCGCCGCTGTGGGCGGATTTGGCGGACCCGTAAACGCCTCATCCAATGAACAGAAGCTCATGGATTTTCCCTAACGGTCGCAGGTAAATTCGCGCCTGCGACCGGACGGGCAGGCATGGCGCTCCTTTCCATTTTCTAGCAACAGAGTAATGGGCCATGCTACAGTAGCACTGTGGCTGTTGCTTATCGGCGGAGTCATCGCTGTTATAGTGGCTGTGTGGACAGAGAGACGGCCGCGACCCCAGCATGAGCCATTCCAGGGGCTCCCATCTCTGGCTGAACTCACCACACAAGCATTAGACTCCGCCCCATCAACATCCGAAGTCAAAGAACACTACAAAGCGCTGCTTGTCTTTGCCGACGCAGACATTCGCCGTCAGGGGACACAGGGCCTACGGATTCTTGCCGACTTCCGCGACCGGGTGTACGGTCCCCGTAACTTCCGCGCCGACCTCACGGTGGATGATTTTCTCGCCGACTGGCCGGCCTGGGCCACGCCACTGGACACCACGATTCAGGAACCGGTCCCCGACGCCGCTACCGCCGCCACCTCCGAGGCCCGCATCCTAGCATATCTTCAGAAGAACTGGCCGGTGGAGCCGAATACCGACGAGCAGACCGGCTCCGTGGTGCGCGGCATCATAGAGGATTTCGGCGGGCGGTTCGTGTTTGACCGGGCGGCCGGTGAAACGGTCGCCCTCCGGCCGGATTTCCTCAGCACGCCGCTGCTGCGTGGTTGGATGAACCCTGCCGCCAGAGCCGCCTAATCCCGACACCCGCGGTAGAGAAGCCATGCAGGCCCCCCCACCGGCACCGTTCAAGCTCCACTGGATTCCGGTTGAGCCCTCGTGGCTCGTCGCCATGGGGATTATTCTGCTTGCCGCGTTGCCGCATCAGATTCCACCGGCTGGCCGCCGACTGCTGACACATCCAATCGGGGCGCTGCTGTTTGCTGCGCTAGCCGCGGTGGTCTGGTGGCATCATCCTGTGCTGGGGACGGCGATGATTCTGCTGGTCGTTGCGCTGCGGCAGAGCCCCCGCGCCGAGGGGTTCGCACCCCAGATTCTGATTAAGGACCGTGTTGCCCCGAAGCGTCAGCAGTGGCTCCAGGAGGAGGTTATGATGGAGGAGCCACATATTATACAGGAGCGGACGCAAGACAGCGGGTTCATTCTGGACCGTGTAAGCGAGGAAGAAGCGAAGCCCTGGTTCGTTGAGAGCGTCCTGGAGGAGACCCCCGTTGCTATCCAGGAGCGCCCTGTGCGCGCGGCGGATCCCTTCGAAACTGAATATGAGATTGGCGGACGGGCGGCGCTACAGTAGGCCCCCCCCCAGAAAACCGCCACCGCTGCTAGCATGGAGGAGCTCGGGCGCCAACCGCTGTTCTTCGTGTTGGGTGCGTTGGTGGTGCTGCTGATTACCGACTGGCACACTGTCTGGGGCGCTGCCGCCGCTATTATGTTCCTAGTATGGATTGGTTTCTCTCACTGGGCCGCCCGACAAATCAGCCATCCACGATAAGGGATGCCAGCGCAGCAGCAGGGAGGCTCTCTGGCAGAGATGCTGCTGTTCTCAATTCACGAAATCAATGTGAATCCGTACGTGCTGGGAATCGCGTACATTCTGCTAAATCTGGGCGGACGCTTCATGGTGCTGAGTGTCACTCCGGCACAGGAGGCGTTTCTCCAGAATATCGTGTTTCGGCCGCTACTGCTGTTCGCCATTATGTTCATCGGTACGCGGAATCTGGTGGTCGCGTTCTGGCTAACGATAACGGTGCTGGTTATTCTCCACTATCTGCTCAACGAGAACTCCAGCTGGTATCTGCTGCGCGAATGGAAATAGCAGTCTTCCTCAAGTTACTTTATCGGATAATAGCACAAGGAAGCTATTATCCGATAATTTTGCCCGCTGCGCACCTCTACACATTCAGATTCAGCGTAGCCCCCACCGGAGTCGCCACCGCCTTTCGCGGCCGCCCGCGCCGCCGCTCCGTGTTCATTGTGCTGCTGCTGCCGATACTCCCCGTGTCATCCATCGCTGCCGCCATAAAGTCCGCCATCGGGTCTGAGGGACCACCGACCCCCTCCCGCAGAATCTGGATACCCCGCGGCGGCGTCGGCGGTGCCCCGGCCGGTGTGAAGATGCTCGCAGAGGCCGCCGAGATAGGCGGTGCGTTGCGCACGGAATCCATCATCCGCTCCGCCTCAAACGCCTTCAGAATGTCATCTACGCCCGACGGCCCACGCATCTCACGACGCGCCCGCGGCGCCTCCTCTGCGGCCGATGCGCTGTTAAATGGGCCGCGTCCAGACATCGCTGCCGGTGGCGGTGGCGGTGGCGGTGGCACACCGTATCCCATCGGCGCAGGCGGAACCGGCGGCGCACCGCCCTGCGGAAATCCACCACCCCCGCCCCCTCCAGTCGCGGCCGACATAAAATTCCCGAGTCCGCCCATCTTCGCCGCCGCCGCCGCCGCGAACTGCCGCTGTAGCTCCGGATTGTCAGCCATCAGGTCCGCCATACCCGGAATGCCTGACCGCTCTGCCATCGTGTTCGTGATGTGATACATCGTGGCCGATACCCCCAGCGTCCCCACCAGCCGCATCAGTGGGTGCATCTTCGCCTTGTCTTTGTACAGGTCATACAGCTCCTCAAAGATATCGTCAAAGTCCGAGATATTGGTGTGGACTGACTCGGACCAGCCCTTGAGGCGCGGCTTTATCGGCAGACGATGCCCGAACTTGTCGTTCACCATCTCCACGCCGGATACGAAGGTCATCAGGGCGTTTCGTTGGAATCGGACAGATGCCTCCAGATTCTTGGAGTCCGTGCGGCTGTCGTGCTCTTGCTTAAGCTCATCCAGGCTGTTCTGCATGGTCATTCGCTGACCGCTGACGCCGTCATTATCCAGGCGCCGCAGCTTCGTCAGCAGCCGCTGCTTCTCCCGCTGCTCCTCTTCTGCGCTCAGGCGACCGCCGCTGACGCTGCCGCCACCTCCAATCTCCTCTAACGGAATAGCATCACTACCGGCTGCCCCGCCAATCACAAACGGCGCCGATTCCGCCGGAGGGCGGTTAATCTGAATGTCAGAGACACCGGGCGCGGCGTTCAGGTCCACCATATCAAGGTCATCCACCGGTTTAATCTGAATACTGGGGATTTCACCGGCGCCTCCAGCGCCTCCGCCACCTCCGAAGCTCACCTGCCTGCCACCAGCAAACCCCTTCGGTGAGGCAGCCACCTTGCTCTGATTCGCCAGGAGACTCACCCCCAGGTCATCGCCGAGCTCTACAATATCGCCACCGCCGCCCACATCAATCTCACCGGCCCGCGACGCAAAAGAAGCGAGCTCCGCCACAGAAGGCCTGCCACCACCACCACCGTCGGCAAAACTAACACTCATTGCTACCTTGCCAGAGGAAGCGACCTTTAACTCAGCTTCTGAACGCCGTCGCAACACATCAGCAGGGCGTCTGCAAGGTCATCCTGCTTCGCCTGCGTGGACCACCATGCCAGGTGTCCCGCCCCCGCAGCGCCGATGCCCGCCAACAGCTCTCCAACCCGCGCTATTCCCGCTGCCTTGCGGTCGCGCTTGGACTCCTTCCCCGCAGCGATACCAGCGCCCCGCGTCTTTACACCGGCGTGGACGAATTCTATGCTGCCGTTCCAGTCGTGTTCGCGACGCAGCCGGTGATCCACCAGTGCGAACAGCATCATCTGGACGGACTTCATGTGCGGTGCGAATTCGGCCGGCTGGTTCTCAATCCGCACGCGCCCGGCCGCTGCCAAATGTACCAGCTCCGCATCTAGCGCCGTCTCCATTCCGGCCAGAATCGCCTGGAGCGACACCCCCGCGGCCTTTGGCGGCTTGTAGGGCATCAGGCGAATCTTCGCGGCGGCGCCCAGCAGCGCGGCTTTCGTCATCCGCTTGGCCTCCCCGCTGCCGATACCCAGAGCCGTCGCACGCTCGGTGGCCCACGTCCGAAGCTCCGCCAATGACGGCTGCGTCAGCTCAAACGGTGTCAGTCCGCCTCCGCGCCCTTTGTTGACGCAGCGCTTACACCAGATGCCTCCCCCTGCTGCCGCAGAAGACCAAGAAGCCGGTCCTCCACAACTACAGCGGGTCTGGGACTGTGACTCCGCGCCGCCCGCCAGCAGGTTCAGATTCGCCCAGCGGAGAATCTCTATGAGCGCGCCGGATGCGTCAAACCGCGCCACGCAGTAGCTCAGATTCTTGATGCCGAGGTCAAAAGCGGCGATGACTGACATTCTATTCCATCATTTGGATGCTGTTTAGATGTGTCGTGGACACCTCTAGACAGCCCCTGTGGGGATTGAACCCACGGCCTACCGCTCACTGCTGCTCTCCGTTGGAAGAGCAGAACTATAGAAGGCGGTCGCGCTACCACTGCGCTAAGGGGCTTGGGATGCGTCAAACGGGAATCGAACCCGTGTTGGCACTTTGGAAGAGTGCTATTCTACCACTGAATTATTGACGCGGATACACAGAGCAGGACTCGAACCTGCGACCCTTGCGGGACAGCGACCTCAACGCTGCGGATTAACCACTCTCCCATCTGTGTAATATGGTCTAAGCAGGGATTGAACCTGCGACTCTGGCCTTATTAGAGCCAAGCTCTAACCACTGAGCTATTAGACCGTTTTCGGAGGGTGGAATCGAACCATCGTTGCCAGAGCTTCGGCCGAAGCTAACTATGGTATGCTTTCGCATACCGTGAGCCACAATCTGGTGTACTACCACTGTACTACTCCGAATAGGGGGTACCCCCTATGATCCTTAACATAAAGATCATAGCAAGCACCGCGCCGTCATCAAAATACGCATACCGGGAGTCGCACCCGGGCCCCCCGCGTGAAAGGCGAGTATTCTAACTGTTGAACTATATGCGTAGGTTTGGTCCGGGTGGGAATCGAACCCACGACTCCATCCTCACAAGTATAGAGACAAGTCTATAAGAGATGTGATCTAACCAACTGATCTACCGGACCACTGTAGCAGCCAGTCCCCGCCCTCAAGCCCCGTCAACTTTGGGCACCCCGGCGCCACCACCGACTGCTACACCCTCCCATAGAATCTTTTCTTTAACCGGAACCGCAGCACCCTCCCCTCAGATGCTCCGGATAAACTGCCAACCCAGCTCCGCGCAGATCTTCTGCCACACCTGGTCCTGCTGATACAGCTTCTCCCGGGACTTCAATAGCTGGAAGCATGGCAGAAACTCGTCCATCTCCAGCAGCTGGCACATCTTGTAAAGTACATACGGATACGACAGAAAGTTGGACCGCCCCTTCGGACAGTACTTGATAAACGCCGGCTGAATCTCCTTGAACATGTGCTGGAGCTTCTCCTCTGTCTCTTTTGATAGTGTCAAAGAAGTCATCTGCTGCTGAATGCGGTTCTTGATCTGCTGAACATGGTCGTACATCTTGCTCAACTTCAGCTTCCGGAGAACCTCCAGAATCTTCTCCTTCTTCACCTTCTTCGGGTCCAAAATCCGCTCCTTCCGGAGCTCGGCCAATACCGCCTCAATCACATCCGCCGGAATGTCAGTGTTCTCCTTGGCCTGGAACTGGGCGAGCCACTCATTAAAGTGATTCGCCTTCTTGTAGGCAAAATACGTTATCTCCCGGGGCGGATCCTTGTAGCTCGGTTTCTCCGAATCAATCAGGATAAACTCCTCATACCCGCACGACGGGCAGCCCAGCTTCGCCTCATTCTGATAAAATGTCATTTCAACGGAGCAGGCCGGGCAGGAGCCCCACCCCGGCTCTATCCCGGAGCCCGGTAGAATCCCCGACTTGATTGCCGCCGGGTCCACCACCGCTAGATAACGCTCAAGCATCTTGTCACGCTCCAACCCAGCCGTTGTATCAACGACGCTCGCACGAACAGATTTGGCTGGTGCTGCTGGAGGCTCCACAGCTGCCCCGGCCCCCGCCCCTCCAGAAAAGTAGCTGAGCACAGAATTGGCTGGCATACGCCCAGCCCCCTTGCGAATTACCGCTCCGTGTGCGATGGAATCCTGCGCATCGTAGTATTGAAACAGCATATCGCCAACCTCAAGAAAATAGTCCAGGCGCCCCTCATCGTTCGCGAGCTTCTTAATGTGCCCCCGGAGCGCCTCAACACGCTCTGTTAGCACCCGCCACTCATCGCTAAACATCGCCGTTGCCGTTATTTCATCAAGCTGTGCCTCTGCTTCCGCAAGCTCTTCTTCTAGTGTCGCAATCCCCTCACGCGCACTTTCAAACTCGCGCATTTTTGCCCGGTGATGTGCCTCCAGGGTGGTTGGCTTCGCGGCTGCCGAGCGACTCTCCGGTATCGTTTCGCCCACCAACACCTGCTTCAAACTGGGGCCCGCATCCATCTACCTCTGTAATCCGCTATACAATAGCAGAATTAGCGTCTTTAGACTTGGCTGCCGCGGCCACCGGGTTCATCCTCTCCGGGAATATTTTCTAAGGCAGGAATATAAGCACATAAAATGTCCGGTGGTCTGATGCAGCTCGTTGCCTATGGCGCGCAGGATGTGTATCTGACGGCGAACCCGCAGGTCACCTTCTTCAAGCAGCTCTATCGCCGGCACTCCAACTTCTCGATGGAGGCGATTGAGCAGACGTTCAACGGTGTCGCCAACTTCGGCAAGCGTGTGACCAGCACGATCAGCCGCAACGGCGACCTGATCTACCGCACCTACCTGCAGGCCACGCTGCCCCAGGTGGAGCTGGAATCCACCGATGGCTCCGGTGCGCAGTTCCGCTGGCTGAACTGGGTGGGCCACAACCTGGTCCGCAACGTGGAGATTGAGATCGGTGGCCAGCGCATTGACAAGCACTACGGTGACTGGCTGCACATCTGGAATGAGCTGACCCGCCCCGCGGGCAAGCAGGCCGGCTACGCTGAGATGGTGGGCAACGTGCCCGAGCTGGTGAACACCCTGACGCAGGTCGGCCCGGACGGTGGCTGCGATGATGACTGCGCCGGCGGCGAGCCCCACGCCAGCTCGGAGGCCCGCAGCTGCGCGCCGGAGTACACCCTGTATGTGCCCCTGCAGTTCTGGTTCAACCGCCATGCGGGCCTGGCGCTGCCTCTGATCGCCCTCCAGTACCACGAGGTGAAGATCAACCTGGAGTTCAACGAGCTCCGCAACCTGTGCTGGACCAACAACACGGACATCCTGACCCGCGTGAACTCCGCCGGCCTGGTGTCTGCGTCTCTGTACGTGGACTACATCTACCTGGATACTGAGGAGCGCCGCCGGTTCGCCCAGGTGGCCCACGAGTATCTGATTGAGCAGCTGCAGTTCACCGGCGACGAGTCGGTCACCTCCAGCGCTAACAAGATCAAGATGTCGTTCAACCACCCGTGCAAGGAGCTGATCTGGGTGGTACAGCGCGACTCGTTCGTGGCCTGCGATGGCAGCATGGACCAGTGGAAGGGCCAGCAGCCGTTCAACTACTCCGACTGGTTTGACCGCGCGGCGCTGGAGTCGGGCTACTCCATCACGACGGTGGAGGGTCTGGCCGGCAAGAACCCCACGGTGGTGGCCAAGGTGCAGCTGAACGGCCACGATCGCTTCTCTGAGCGTGAGGGCAAGTACTTCAACTTGGTGCAGCCGTTCCAGCACCACACCAACATCCCCGCGGTGGGCATCAACGTGTACAGCTTCGCGCTGAACCCCGAGGACCACCAGCCCAGCGGCAGCTGCAACATGTCCCGCATTGACAACTCTACGCTGGTGCTGACCCTGTCCAACAACACGGTGGGCGGCGGCAAGACGGCCAAGGTGCGGATCTATGCGACGAACTATAACGTTTTGAGAATTATGAGCGGAATGGGGGGATTGGCGTATTCCAACTAAAAAATCTGGGGACAAGCCGACTTTCGGCTACAATCACAAAAACTGTACCACCTTCGTTCGGGCTATGGAATACAAATCATAACCCGAACAAATGGAATTTCACCGTACCCCAGATAATCTGGGGACATCCGCCACCCAGCCGCAGCCCCCGGCCACCTGCGCCGCCATCGTCCAAGAAGGTCACCGCAAAGGCGCCGGGTGCCGCTTTCCACCATCATCCGACAACGCCTACTGTGGGCGCCACCAGCGCAATCGCATTTACGATGAGGGGCGCGCAGCCGGCAAGATCTGGTGCCGCTTCTTCTTCCGCGGATGCGACGCAACGGTCGCAGCATCTGGCACGGCCTGCGACGCCTGTAAATCCGCCAAACAACCGGCCGCACCCCCTTGCGCACACGAAGGCTGTAAAAATCGCGCAAAAGAAGAAAGCACCTACTGCGGCAAACATAAGCGCGATGAGCTCCTGAAATCAGGCATCCGTTATTGCGATGTTGCGCGCGGCTGCCTCAATATCTTCGAGCCGACACGCAGCAGCTGTTCCGCTTGTTTAGAGAAACAGCGCATCGCAGACAACAATCGCTACGCAGAGCGCAAGGCACTGCATACCGCTGTCACGGCAGCTGTAGGAGCAGGTGGTGCTTCCACTCAACTATGTTGTTATTGTGGCAAGGACTTCGCGCCATTCAAAACATCCCATGGAAAGGAAAGCCACGCATGTCCCTCTTGTCGCGAAAACCAGCAGAAGCAGGATACAAAGCGTGGATTCAGAGGGCGTAATTTCAAAAAAGAGGTAGCTAAAAATCAGGCAATGCATTTCAAGCAACATTTCAATAATGCTGTCAAGCGAAGCCTTCCATTTGAGATAACGTTTGATGAATTCAACGCATTCGTCGGTGAGCCGTGCTACTTTTGCGGTCACAAGGCCGAAGGCGAATCAAACGGTATTGACCGTTATGACAATTCTAAGGGATATATCAAAGAAAACTGCCGCCCCTGCTGCGAAGAGTGTAATCGCATCAAACACGTTTACCCAGCGGAATTTATAATTGACCGAGCTCATGTAATTTCAAAGATATCAGATTCAAGGTCTTTTCTAGAAAAATGGAAAGATTATTACAAGCGTAAATCGGCGGTGTTGTTCAGTGTTTATAAGAGCGGTGCTGATAAGCGCGGCATAGCATTTGAACTAGAGGTGGAACAGTTCAACACAATATCTAGCGCCCCATGCTATCTATGTGGATTTACTGGTCCAAATGGAATTGATAGACGCGACAGCAATGGTGGATACACGCTCATAAACTGCTCTGCTTGCTGTGCCGGTTGCAATATATCAAAGGCAGATATATCACTTGAGATATTTTATGATAAGAACCGTAAAATATCTGAGAAGCACCCTATAACTGGACCAATATCTGATTACCTATCTTCAGCAGCACCGCCGATGGATAACCGCAAACACTGGAAAGCCTCCACTCTTTACACCGCTCTCCGTACAGGTCGTGAACAAGAGTTTATTGAAGATCAGCCAGCGGGAATTGTATCTGCCGAAGATATATCATCGCTTCGCGCGGCTATTGCAGGAAAGCCGCGTGACTCCGCAATCGTACAGCTTCGCCGATTCTTGGCTACTATATCAAAGCGGAAAAAGCGTGCGCCCGCACCCGACACAATCACGCATGTCGGCTGACCCCCTACCCACCCCACCCCCTCCCCCAACCGCGCCCGCCCAGATTTATTTTCTCCGGAACAGATATAATCTAGCAATGTCTGGAGGTGGTGGTCTGATGCAGCTCGTTGCCTACGGCGCGCAGGATGTGTATCTGACGGCGAACCCGCAGGTCACCTTCTTCAAGCAGCTCTACCGTCGTCACTCCAACTTCGCGATGGAGTCGATTGAGCAGACGTTCAACGGTGTCGCCTCCTTTGGCAAGAAGGTGACGGCCACCATCAGCCGCAACGGCGACCTGATTTCCAAGGTCTACCTGCAGGCCACTCTCCCGGAGGTGGGGGCGCTGGATGGTGAGGAGTCCTTCAGTTGGATTCCGTTCATCGGGCAGTATCTGATCAAGAATGTGGAGATTGAGATTGGCGGTCAGGTGATTGACAAGCACTACGGTGACTGGCTCCACATCTGGAATGAGCTGACGCTGCCCGCTGGCAAGACCCGCAACTATCTGCACATGGTGAACGGCTATGGTGGTATCACAGCTTCTGGTGCGGCCTGCCCCGATGGCTGCTCTGGCGCGGAGACTGGCTGCACTCCTGCTCACCTTGTCTCTGAGCTGGCCGCAAAGGGTACCGATGCGCTGGTGTGCGGTGACCAGTTGGCCGACATTTCTACGTCGTGCCTGCCTGAGCACACCCTGTATGTGCCCCTAGAGTTCTGGTTCTGCCGCCACTATGGCCTGGCGCTGCCGCTGATTGCGCTCCAGTACCACGAGGTGAAGATTAATCTGGAGTTCAACGAGCTCAAGAATCTGGTGAATGCTAGCTCTCCTGCACGGATCAGCGCGCTGAACGCCACGGGTCTGGTGGCCGCGTCGCTGTGGGTGGACTACATCTACCTGGATACTGAGGAGCGCCGCCGGTTCGCGCAGGTGGCCCACGAGTATCTGGTGGAGCAGCTGCAGTTCACGGGTGAGGAGTCGGTTACCTCTACCAGCAACAAGATCAAGCTGGACCTGAACCACCCCGTCAAGGAGTTGGTGTGGGTGGTCCAGAACCCGAGCTATGTTGAGTGCACGGGTGGCGTGGCCCCTGAACCCTACAACTACACTGATTCCAACCGCCGCAACCCCGTGGCTGTCGCGAAGATCCAGCTGAACGGCCACGATCGTTTTGATGAGCGCGAGGGCGAGTATTTCAATCGCGTCCAGACCTACCAGCACCACACTGCGTCTCCCTCTACGGGCATCAATGTCTACTCCTTCGCCATCCGCCCCGAGGAGCACCAGCCCAGCGGCAGCTGCAACTTCTCGCGCATTGACAACGGTGTGCTGAACATGACGCTGACCCCCGGTGCTTTTGCCGACAACACCAGCAACCTGGTGCGCGTGTACGCGACGAACTACAACGTGCTCCGCATCATGGCGGGCATGGCTGGCCTTGCGTACTCCAACTAAAATGCGGATTGCGATACAATCATATAAGACTCTTGGACCAGGGCTTGAAACGTCCGGGTCCAAAAGGAACTCTACCATCAGTTAACTATCCGCCTTCTAACACTGTAATCCCCTCCTCCCAGTCGCTCAGTAACAACGACAGTGCGTGCGTCCGCCGCTCCAATGGTGTCGCACCCGGTGCCTGCCGCGTCAGCCATTTCCACCGCCACTCAAAACGGAGCGCATCGCGTTCGCATCCGAAACCGCCCACGAGAAATTGCCGCCGCCATCGCCGCCCCGCTGTAGCCCGTGCCCCGCCCACCAGCTCTCCGTTATGCTGCCGCAGCCGCCGGTCCGGTGCAACCGTCGCTCCCACATATGTCCGACGCTCTGACCCAGCATCGCAGCAAACCAGCATGTAACAGTACCAGCTCCCGTCTGCCGCCATCTCCTCCATTAATTCGCCATCCGATTTAGATGTCTAGCGCAGACTTGAGTGCCTGCGATATTTACGATATAGTATCACCGGACTGGATAGGTCAGCGCTTTCCATCGGGCAACCCCGCCTTCTCCCGCTGTACGGCACGGGAGCTCACCAGGAACCGTGAAGCCTGGAACTTTTTTGAGTTGGTCGAGAGCACGGATGCCGCCACGCGACTCCGCATCTGCGAAGCCGGCTCTATAACCTTCTCTACTAAACCTGTTGTCACTCCGTCGTTATGGTACCCGATAACAACGCAGGGGCGTCAGGCTCTCTATGAGCGCGGCCGGTGGCTCCACATACAGCTGTGTCCGAATTACAACTGGCGACCGAATCGGAACCGGCCGTTCGTATTTACACCGCCCTGTAGCGCAACTCTCGTCGTAAGTGCGACCCAGTGCCCTGGAATCACCGGAGCTGGAGATGGAGTGCGTGCGCTGTATGTGCCGATTGAATATGGAGAGGCGGCGAGTCAGGGGGCTAGTGAGGCGGAGAGTCTGGAAAGTCTGCAGTGAGAGCCAAATGCGGAAACCTACCGGAGACCGCGTTCGGCAGTGCGCCGCCCTGCCTCAACGCGGAAATGCCTTACGGCAAGGCCGCGTTCGGCACCAAATGCCTCAACGCGGAAACCTACCGGAGACCGCGTTCGGCACCAAATGCCTCAACGCGGAATCGCACCGCGGACCTTCTGTTTACAAGACAGACGCACTACTACTGTGCTATTGAGGCGCAGTTAGCCCCACCAAGAATTGAACTTGGATTACAGGAGTCAGAATCCTGTGTACTAACCATTATACTATGAGGCTGGGGGTGGATCATCAGAGGGGTCATATCGGCTGACAGACCGTAGGGCTCCTCCGTCACCACCACCAGCTCCAGAGAGATTCCCCGCACAACACAAACGCACTGCCCAGAGTAAGAATGCCCACGCCTCGCGCAGCCATCCCGGACGATGCCACCTTCTTCGTCGCGACCCTTGCTGGTCTCGCCATCGGTGCCGTACTATCCCTGCTGTTCGGCCGCTACGCTCTCCCCACCAAAATCCCTTTTGAATTCACCATCGCGGGCATCCCCACAGCCGTGCTTCTGACGAATCTGGTGCTCATTGCCATCATCGGCGCCATCGTGTTCTTTGGCTATGTCAGTATGATTGTCCGCGACACCGCCTTCCCTGCCGCGCATCCGTGGCTCTTCGCGATGGAGACTGCCGTCGTCGGGTTAGTCCCTGCCAGTGTGATTTACGTGATGTCAGACTTCCGTGACAACGGACGCCCCGACGCCACCCCGCCAAACCGTGAATTTCTGTTGCTGGCCGGAAAGTTCGCAATATTCCATCTGCTCTTCCAGTTCAGCGGTCTCTATAGCTACCTTTTTAGTGGTGTTGCCGCGCATTAAGCGCCGTGCTATAGGGGGGTCCAGACGATTCAGTGTCGCAATCGTGATATTCTACTTCCGTAGCTTACCGATATGATTTTGCCAGTTACAGCGTAGCGGCTGGAAGAAACTGGCGTTCTTAAATTCGGTAAGCTACAGTATTCCAAATACCGTACAATCACAAAGTTAAGACAGGCGGTTAAACCGCCTGTGATTGTACGTTAATGTTGCTTTCTCATATGAAATTGTCGATTTCCGGAGGAAACCGACAGGATTCAAAAATTTTGCAAGTCCACTGTATAAATGGCTACTCCTGGCGGTGCTGGCGGTCCTGGCGGTGCTGGCGGTCCTGGCGGTGCTGGCGGTGCTGGCGGTGCTGCCGTAAGTTCGCACTATACGCCGACGTTTAGTTATACAGCCACTCCAGATATAACAGGAACAACTGGATACCTAACAATAAGCTACAAGCAACGTTATGACACAACAAGTGACGTAGCCAGCTTCAAAGTTATTCAGACACAGTACCCAACTGGTCAAGAGCTCTACACTAACAGTTTTAGTTCCTCGGTATTGAGTTCAACAACCGATAGTGCTTCTAGAACATATTCCGTAGCAGATGTTTCGGTAGAGTATATTTGGATCATCTCTTCAGATGTAAAGATTGAAACGACATTTACAGATGGTTCAACTAAAACATCATTAATAAGTCGTATAGTATCAGGGGGTTTAGTAGCAACCGATACCCCATTCATTGCCCACAGTAATATATACTAAATATGATGCCAGTGGGCTGCTACAAGTATCATATACGCAGGAATATTCATATAATTTATCTACACATGACATATCTAAATTTAGTATTATATTACAGAAAACACAAACATATGTAGACGATCCTAATCCAGAATATATAACAGATTTTAGTGGAGAAATATTAACAACGAGTGTTGATTCAAACTTAAATAATATAGCACAGGCAACTGTGGCTGTTCCTTTTTATCATAATATGTCATTCAACGTGAGATGTGTAACAACGTTTCAAAATGGAGATATCCTTTCATCGCTTCCTGTATTTTTGGAAAACTCATATGATGGGTATAAAAACGCGGCACAAGCAAACCCTCCCTCCATTTCTATTCTAAATAAGGCAGTTGTTGGAAGAAAGCTGACCTTTGATGTAAGTTATTCTGTTGTACTACAACATTTTATTAACGGAGCACCTGATTATGGAAGCATTGATAGATTAAGTGTGAACATTTCTGGAGTCGTTGAAGGACAGGTAACTACTATAGATGCCTCATCAAACTTACTACAATATTCGCAAAATGCTAGCGGAGATATAATTGGCTCATACACATACACTATAACTACTAACGATATTATTCCACAAACTATTGCTGCTATAGATGGCCGTATGATATATCCACATATAGAAATTAGAACATTTTATAGGGATAACACAACTATCATCCAAGGAAATTCAGAGGTATTTGAAGTTATAGATAATAATCCATCTAATATAATAATAAATTTAATGTTAACATACTCTTCTGGAGCACAGGAGGTTGTTCCAAAAAGATTGTACTCTATCCCACTATATAACATATCAACACTAAATGTAATTCGGCTTGAAACACCTAATCCATTTATAGAATTTGGTCAGAATTCATTACCGGTCAATTGTGAGGTAATTTGTAATAACATCCCTTACCTGCAAAATGCTACATGTACATATATTGTGAGCGCTCCTTTCGTAGGCGGTCCATTTATAAATTATATAAAGGATGGAAGTGCTAAAATAACCAGCTTAAATATACAACCAGTTCAGCTTGTTGCTTCAATACCTTCAGGCTTTTATTCAAATGCCAATATTTCTGGGATATTATATGCACCTCATTATTATGCTAGGAAAATTTCTCTTGGTACAGAAGCATTACCAGCAAACATAACTTTATTTATATCGGGGGTAGACACCTATATAACAAATACTAGGATAACGTTTACCTACAATAAAGATATATCAGGTACCCTCTTATATAACCTAGATAATAATACCACATCAGTAAACATTTCGAAGTATGATAATAATAAACCGTATCTTCTTACTAGTGACTATGCGCTTACTATTCCTTCCAACAGTTTCATTTATCGCTCCAATATTAGTGAAGTAGTAGAAGTAACTTTCTCTTCTATTGAGAAATTATATCTAGCAAACAATTCATTACCACTAAATATGAGTCTAAGATGTAACGATAGTTTTCTTGATAATGCAAAAGCAACCATTGTTATAACATCGCAACCATCGTATCCTGCTTCTCTTCTAACTATTTGGAATACATCAACAAAGACTCTCACTAAAATTAATTCATCGCTGCCATTTACACTGAAAGATAGTATTGCACAATTAAATACAAACGGATATTTGCGAAACACTAATCTAACACACTTAAATCTTCGTTCCTCGTCTACAGCATCGCAATTGACTATCCAGCCAAATTCACTTCCACTTGATTGTCAGATTAGCGTAGGCACTGTATCAGATAGTGCGCACAACCCAACATTGAGCTGGAACAATGACGGTAATATATATAGTAATCTAACTTATTCTATGGTATATACAAATGCTATAGCAACACAGGCTATAACTAGATTTTGGGGTATATTCTATAAAAATATTGATACTAATGCTGAAATACTATGGATTCCCGTAAATATCAGAGATACTGCATCATCACCAACATCTGTCATACTACCAGAGACTCTAAGCAGACTACCGAATTGGTTCAGGGCAACTGATATAGATGTATGGTATCTTCCTAATAATTCATTTAGTGTAGGATATTTTGACGAGTTTGTTACATCTAGAAAAAAAGATATTTCATTCATTTACTATAACACCACATACATTCTCAAAAAGGGTATGATTGGGCTGATTTTTGGTAGTTTCCCGGCTAATCCAACCGGCATGTATGCTATACTTGGTAATGAAGTATCTACCTACAGATTACCGCTTGATGAATCTAACTACAAAAAGTATATTAACACTGTCCCCACTATAACTAACTTAATTATTCCTGCTACAAGAAGAACACTTCCAGTGATTGGATGGGATAATTATTTTACTTTCGCACGTAATGAGTTACCTAACAACCAGATTTATACATTTTATGGTATCAAATGGAAAAATAGCCAAAATATAGGGGGTGCACGCATAGTTGATATCCCTTCAACTGTGACGGTCGTACATTTAATGCCAGGCGCGTTTGACTTATATCCTGAGATGTTTAAAAATAATAAAACTATTCAAACAATTAAATACTTTACAGAATTTAGACAGCCCCCCATAAATATTCCGGCCGATTTTGCTAATGGTTGTACATCATTAAAATCGTTAGAAATAGTACCATATAATTTGATAGATGCAAGAGCGTTTATGGGATGTAGTTCATTACCGACTACTCTCACACTGACGCCATCTGTTGATTTTATTATAGGGGAAAAAGCCTACTCAAACTGTACTAGTATTTCTGACATAACAATCCAAGCAGCTGGAAATCTAACCATCAATAGTAAAGCATTTGAAAACTGTACGGGTCTCAAAAATATTATATTTGATTGTAATGGAACACTAACAATAGCCACCGACGCATTTACGGGTTGCTCTGGCGTTGAGAATGTAGCAATTAGAAACTGCCATACTAATATGCCGTGGCTCGTTAATCGCACTAGCTTGAAGTCAATTAATCTTGCAATAAGACAAAACAGTACTGTAAATCTTGATTCTCTAAGTAATTCTATAAATCTGGAAACAGTAACATTAACAGGGGGGGCAGTTACATTGGCGTCCAACGCCTTTCAGGGCTGCAGTAAGCTGCGCACGGTAGCAATAACAAGTACACTACAAAACACTGCCGGTGTATCAGTTCCAGCAGATGCGTTCACGGGATGTACTGCTCTCACAACTGTAAGCCTGTCTCTAATTAACAGTGTGGCGACCACATGTAGCTCTACTTTCTCAGGCCTCGCCTCTCTCACCAGCGTATCGCTCACAGGTGGCAGAGTCGCATTGCCTACAAATGCGTTTAGCAGCTGTAGCGCGCTCACGACACTCACGCTCAACTGCTCTCTCACAAATAGTTTTGGAAGTACGGCTTTCCAAGGCTGTACGGCGCTCACCGCACTGACACTGCCGTTCGCCACTGATGCTGCTGCCACTTTCGCGGCGCCCCTCACTTCGTATAGTTCGCTACAGACACTAGCTCTCACAGGTGGCGTTACAGTGACACCAACCAACTTTCTACAGGGCTGCTCTGCGTTAAGGAATCTGACGATCCGCGGCATATTATCTGGTTCTATTCATCCTTCATTACTATTACAGATTTATAATATAACGTTACGTTCTACAACCCCTCAAACTGTAGCAGAATACTCATACATGAATAATACAAATCTGAGAACATTTGATGTGGCGCCTATTAGATCAATTGGGGCCGGTGCCTTCTTTGGATGTACTAATCTACAGTCAATTACTCTTCCCGAGGGCCTCACAGAAATCGGTGATTGGGCCTTCCTCAATACCGGTATCAGTGGTGAAGTGGTTGTCCCTTCCACTGTTGTATCTCTCGGGCAGGCTTACTTTGTTGGTTGCCCTAATCTTCGTAAGCTTACCTACCGCTGCCCCGTACTAATGTTCAAGGACCCCACACAGACTGGTGCAGATATGTGGGATATTATCCATCGCCCATCAACCATGACGCTTGATATTTCGGGCGTCACCGTAGTAACAAAGGGAACAGATCCTAGTCTAAATGTAACATATATTGACACAACCTCTCACACATTGACGCACGGGAGCCTGTATAGCAATCTAAATCTAGAAAAATATAAAGCTCGCGGAGAGGCATTTGAGACTATTATTAGGGCGCTCACTCCGATATATGGTATAGTATCGGATCCTTCAAATAATCATTACGACTTATCAAGTACTATAATAGTTGGTACACAGATTAATTTTATCCGCAGCACAGCGAGTCTATGTATGGAGACGTTGGGGCCGGTTTCTTCTATTGCGGAAATAGCAAATAGTTTCAGCCAAATAGCTAGCATAGCGGCGACTGTCGGCAAGCAAGCTAATATAACAGCAGCAGAAACGGCATACAGTCTCGCTGTTGCGGCAAATACAGATATGTATAGCACACCGGTTGACGCAAGTAAAGTCCTATCTGTACCAGTTCCTACAACACTTCCTCCTCAAATCAAGCTACCCTTAGAAAACATTAAAATTTCTCGTATTGTTGGTGAGAATCTACTTGATTTATGTGGTGGGGTTCTTTATTCGCGTTATAATTTGTCAAACTTAGTTATTGGTATGTATGATGCGACTATTTTTGATATTTCTGGGTCAGCTACTCTAAATATTGATACTCATCTTGGTGAAAATGCAGCAATTGTGATGAAATATTTATTCTTACAAGATACGAGACTTGACAATAATAAAGTCAATTTCAGCTTCACGGGCTCATTAACCTCTATTTATTTACTTGATGATAAAACAAGCAGCATCATTGATATCAGCTCACAAACTGTCACAATTACAGATTTTGCGATGGATACTTACATGAATTCTTCTGTATATATTAAAGCGGATTACCTTAAAATTTATAATAATGCGTTCAATGGATGGAACAGCAGTTCAATAAATATTACATCAACCTCTGATATTATCGTCGGTAAAGATATTTTTTTGAATTCCAATATTATTACGGTAAGCGCTAATAAGCCGCTTGTTAATACGCCACAGATTAAAATGATTGATTTCGGTTCATCAACTATCTTGGACATCAGTGGTATTATATGGACACACACAGGTGTACCTGAAGGAAAAATTAGAGATCTAAATATTTCAACGTATATTCCTAAAGAGAATCCTGGTTTTGTGCGCGGCTATTGTATGATAAAGTTCCAAGATATAGATACCCTCAAAGAGCATGTGTTAATTGCGCAACCTGAAGATTGGTTTTGGTGTTATCGTGGAATATTCAGCACATCTGATTTTGGTGGTGGGCCAAAGGATGAAAAATATAATATTACGAATACAGATTTTAAGTATGTTGATGAATCTACTAGTGGATTGACAAATTCATTCGCTCCTGAAGAGTTTACTTACAACGGCTATAGATTTACACGCAAGGCGACATCATCAAAAAGTACGAATAACAACGTTACATTGCGCGCGGTAAAGACTTCTCTAAGTAAAGCAAAGGGAATACGTGCAAGAGATGGTATAATTATCAGCTTCTTATTAATGTTAAAAGATATTGCGATCGGTATAGCAGCTGGAGCCATATTAACTGCAACTTCTTTAATACCGGGCGTTGGTCCAACAATATTTGCTTTAGTTTTTGTAGGCTTAGTTGCAGCCCAAGTAACGGCATCAATTGCACTAACTAATTATATTACAGGTGGTAAATTTACGTTAGGCGGTGCTGATATAGATGGTTTTGACATTGCATTAGAAGTTTTAACCGCTTTAGTTGGATTTATTCCACAAGGACTTGCTGCATTTAAGGCACTTAAAGCAATGAAAGCACTAAAGATAGCCAAACCAACTTCATTATTTGGTTCATCAAAGATTCTAATGAGAACTCTTCCCCAACCACAAAAGTTAGTTAATTTAAAAACAGCTGCTTTAGAGAGAGTATTTTCTTCAATCTCTAATCTAAAAAATTCAGTATCAAGACAAACACGAATGTTTAAGAAGAGATTTTCAGAGAGACTTTCTCGGTCAACTCCCGCCGGGCCACCACTGTCAAAAGAAATATCGGCACACATGATAACAGAAAGGGCTATACCGAATTCAGTACAGTATGCTCGTGCAGCATCAATGAGGAGTATTCCAGTGGTGCCGCGAACTGCTACACATATTCCAGCACATGTTAGCAGCTCTGTAGTCGGAAGAGCTTCTGCTAAAGTTCGGATTATAGTAACTAAAGTACCAGAACCTAAGCTATTGCGGCCTGTCGCTATTGACAAATCATCAATTTTAAACTCAACTAAAGCAGTATCAAGAATACGTGCAAATTTTGCGACAAGTGGATATTTAGATGATAGTGCTCCTACTACGAATGCCGCTACCCAACTTGCCCGTGCGAAAGAAAAAGTAGTGGAGATGTTAGGAAAGCCAACGACAATCCGTCGCAGTGTTGATACACTACTTGAAAATATAGTTACCGAGGCATTTAATTACTTTGGAGTTAGCACTGACAGACCAGGTATACACTCCAACTGGGATTCCTTCTTAGCAGCTGCTCTTCAACATATCTCTCTATCGTCTGACCCAGAACAGATAGGTAATGCGCTATCGTACATATATCGTCTTCATCAGGCTGATTTCAGCTCTGCATATGATGCTAATGTGATTGCATCTGAATTACAAGCAGAGGAGTCTGGTGTGGCAGATGCATTTAGCAATATTAAATATGTAACATTACATCAGCTTGCCACCTACAACACTATTGATGCACAACCTTCTATTGCAGTTACAGAAACTCTTGGATATAATACAATAATTGATGATGATATGGAAACTTCAATACTTACAGCAGGACAAGTAGATGTTCCACCATATATATTCCCAATGGTAAGTGAAGAAGCAGATGGTGAAAATGACACTGAAGATAAGATATATTATTTCTACCGACATGGAACATCATATTCGCATAAATATAGAGATCGTAATAATAATGGTAACGCATGTCGTGTAATTACTACTGCGAATCCACTCCTAACTATGGGAACCTATCTATGGCGAGATACATATCTAGGTGGCCCCACCTCACCTGGTGATGCCGAACGTGATTATCAGGGCTACGTGACAGACCCCACATCTATAATAAATAATGGCGCTCCACACGTTATTCTTGCTATAAATAACGATAACAACCTTCTCTATCTCGGCACCCGTAAAGTAGAGTATACCCTCAGTGATTACGAAATGCCCAACAACGTATTCTGTGGAGCAGAAAATATGACAGTCATAATTCCAGAGGGGGTTACAGATATCAGTTCATATGCGTTCTGTAGCACGGATGGAACAGATGGTGAAATTCCATTCACCATCGATACACTTGTGCTACCATCTACTATTCGGGCCATACATCGCAAAGCCTTCTATCGTGCTAGCGTTAAAAATGTCCTATACCCATCAACAATAAAATACATTGGGCGAAGCGTGTTTGAGAACTGTGGGCTTGTGAACGCATTGGCAACTTATACAGATAGAGAGTATACAACCGCACAGAGCGTATCTATAGCCACGCTACCTACAACTGAAATTGTTCACAATTCGCAGGGTAGCATAATATTTAGAGGGTTTAACAATGCACGTGTGACAACTGCTACAGGGTCCACGGTAATATTACCTGGAACTGACTCTACTGGTACGATTACATCAATCTCTATCACAAGCAGCAGCTATGACATAAAGGGTATAGAACTAGTTATTATAAATTCTGATAATGATGGCGACAATCCCTACCCTAGACTCTACCATGATTCCACGATTGCTGCACATATAACAAAGGAAAATATAGGTATATTTACGTCAAATATATTATACGGTAAAAGAAAATTGGAGTACACTGAAATAAATGGTGGTGATGGGGTCAGTTATTTGACTTATAACACATGGGAAAATGCGCGACATCTTAAGCATAATAACGGATGGAGACCCAGGGGCAATTACGACTATACACCTGACCTCTATTTTGATGTTCAAAGATATCATCCACAACACATTATCACACTCGGGTCAAACCCCACGTTCAATTTCACAACCCCATCACTCGTAACATACAACGTAGGATATGTTGTAACTCGCTCACGTGGGCGTATTAGAGATATAAGCGAACCGGCGGTGATAGAGCCCGGTGCTTTCGCTGGCAATACTACTCTGGAGACTGTGACATTCCCTGATAATACCGTTAGCATCGGCTCTAATGCATTTGATGGGTGTACAGCGCTCAGGACAGTTGAGGTTCCTGATACCGTCACCGAGATTCAGGAGGCTGCGTTTGCAAATTCCGGCTTGACAACAATTGCAATCCCGTCTTCTGTAACAACAATCGGCAGCAACATATTCCAAGGGGTTAGTGACGAGCTCAACGTAGTGTTTACGGATGAAACGCCTCCACCGGCAGTAGCAACAATTATATCGCAACTGCCGCCTACCACAACTATCTATGTCCCGCAAGCGGCTGTGAGCACCTTTACCACACTAGTAGCCGATACCGCACTAACTGTAGTAGCAGATGCCCCTGCCAGTGCGCCGACCAGTGTTGCCGTCGCATCGGCTAATAACTCTCTAGTGGTATCGTGGAGTCCGCCCACATCTACCGGTGGCTCTCCAATCACCAGTTATACAGTCTACTACACCCCTGCCGGTGGTATGCAGACAGCCATAACAAATGCGTCTACCCCGCAGACGATCATCGGCTTGACCAACCGCACCACATATTCCATTCAAGTGGTTGCGATGAAACCGATTGGTGCAGGTACTCTCTCTACGGCTGTTTCGGGTACACCGCTACCCAACGGGCCCACCGCATTCACCAATATTCTTCCCGATAGCTATGCCGACGGTAACGGCGGCACACGCTACTTTACGCACTATTTTGATCTATCTGCCGGTATCACGGCGGTAAATATGTGGGCCAGCACCGATGCCAATGCTGGAAGCAATGCCTCGTGTGTACGTCTCTACTCCGCCACCGCCGCTAACAATCTTCTGGATGAATCGCACACAACGGTTGTTACAGACGCAAGCCTCAATAGCGGTACGCTAACGCTGGCCAGCAATCTGAATAACACCAGCCGAAACCACAACGTTGCGTTCAACGGGCTCCAGGCCTCCACACGGCACTATATTATCAGTAAAACAACCAACGACGTGTCGGGGCAGAGGTTAGGGATTGCTATGCAGACCCTGGCCGGTACAACTGTACCGTTAACGTTCGTCAAAACATCTACCATAATTAATACTACCACCGGTTTGGTATCTGGAACAGACACTAGTCTGACTGCCTTTACAGTGGACGGTACAGATGTATCGGATGGCGCTACCATTTCTCTGCGGAACAAGAGTTCTGTGACAGTAGTAGCAACACCTACCGACCCCGATGCGACAGTCGCAATCAGCGGCGCCACTGGCCTCTCGGACGGCTCTAACAATCTGTTGGTTACGGTAACGGCTGCCGATGGTACTACGACACAGGCTTACACGGTAATACTGATAGTCGTTCAGAACACCATATCTAGTTCATCGCAGTCTGCCATCAATGCATTAGCCTCCTCCACAATAACAAGCGCCGCTATTCAGACAATCGCTACTAATGTGCTCAGTGATATCGCGGCTAACTCAAGTAACAAAACATCGGTAATCAGCAATTTCATAACGGCTATTAAAGCATCATCCGATATTAACGCACGCACAAAGGTTGGTACAGCACTATCCGTCGCAATGAAGGTGCCGGCTACAAATAACAGCCTCAAGGCCACCTTCAACAACTCGTTCCAAGAGCTCGGCCTGATTTCAAACATTGCGTATGACCTGGAAGAGACAGAGACCGCAGCAACTGTGGCTTCAGTAGATGCCCAATTCAAGCGCAGTGGCTATAGCCCAACATCATTAGCTGTTATCATCCCTGATACAACTACAAACGCGCTGACAATAGACCTGAATAAAAGTGATCTGGTGCTATCCTTTGTACCCGGTGTTACGTATACAGTCAATGCGCTCTATGGAAATACAACTAGTACAAATAGCTATACTATATCCTATACACGTTCCGCTACCACACGCTATCTGACGGTGAATGGTGCTGAAAAATCGCTCAATAGCACATTTACGTTTGACTTCAGTGATGCTACCTCAAGATATGTCAAGATTGAGGTTACAGGTTCTATCATAATAAGCAATGGACCAGTTGAAAACACTCCTGTATGTTTCTTAGCTAATGCCCCTGTACTAACACCAACCGGCTATCGTCGCATTGATAGCCTCCAAGTGGGTGATCTCATTCAGACAGCTGACGGGCGCGCAGTTTCCATTCAACGCATTAAGACAGTTGTAGCTGCGCCTGGTCCACTGAGCACCCCCTATATTATCCCAGCTGGCCGGTTTGGGGCCACCGTGGCTCTACCAATCTCCCCGCGCCATCGCGTGGCCGTACCTGGGCGCGGCCTCGTAGAGGCGCGTGATATTGGCGGGCTTTCGCGATTACCGATGCGTGAGCATTGGACCTACTATAATATTGGGCTACCAAGCTGGAAGTCTGATAACTTAGTGGTGGCTGGCGTAGAGGTTGAGTCGCTGGCACCAGTTGAGCGCATACGCATGACACTCGCAGAGTTCCGGGAAGCTCTTGTCAAAAAGTACGGTGCATCGGTCAGTTCTAAAGCAGTTATGGATTGTGTTCTTGCTACTTGCCGACTGGGGGCAGATGGTATGGTAGAAGCACCTGTTATCCGTAGGAAGTAGATGTGAATATGGATAATTTATGTAATAATCTAGATTTAACTACTTATTTAGTGTTCAGCAAAACGTAGTGGAGACGAACCTAGATAGTTGAGTAGTGTTCTGCTTGAAGATACAATCATGTAAGGAAAGGCGACGAAGGAGACTTTCCTTATATAATAGAATGGTCAATTTGCGGAACACTAATATTATTACAGAGTGAGTCTAACACCGGCAGCTGCCACCGCCTGAGCCCACAGCCGTGGTCGCCCCGCCCCAACCCAGCTACCCAGGAGCGCATCATCAACTACCCGCAGCCCACTGGGCAGTCCCACAGGCGGCGCAGGCAACGGGTGGTCGCCGAGCGCCACCGGGCAGGCCACTACGAATCCCCACTCCCCCTGGAAGCTCGGCATCCCCACGTGGTAGAACTCTGCGCGCCATCCGTCAAGCCCTGCCATAATACGTTGGAACCCCGCCCCCAGGTCGCCCCACGGCCGCACCGGACCGCAATGAGTAACAATCCGCCGCCCCGCCGCTCGCGTAGCCGCCCAGAACTCCGCTGAATACAGCCAGCCGGTCTCTCCATCAGGGTCAGGCAGATCCAGCACAATCACGTCGTAGGGTGCACCGCTACAGAGGCGCGGCAGTGCGGCGCGAATATCCTCCGCAAAGAAGCGCACGCGCGGGTCGGCGCGCACGCCCGTCGCCCAGTCCAGATGGCGCTCACAGAGCTCCACCAGCTCTCCATCAATATCCACCCAATCCACAGCATCCGGCGACCACCGCAGCACCTCCCGTACAGTCGCCCCTTCGCCGCCCCCCACCACCAGCACCCGCGTTTCCTTCCCTCCTGCCTGCGCAAACGCAGCCATCACTGGATGTACGAGACATTCGTGATAGATGCGCTCATCCGCTGCCGCACTCTGAAGTTCGCCGTCCAGAAACAGCATCCGTCCATATTCGGCAGAGTCTGCGATAATCACCTCCTGATAGGCCGTGGAACCAGCCCACACGAGCGGCTTGCGCACCGTGTAAGTGGTCTGCGCCCCCGATTCGCTACGCTCTACGATAGTGACGGTGTTCATTGTGGTCTCTCCTTAATTTTCATAGTACGCACCGCCGCGCCGTACCCCATCACCTTTTGGCCGCCTCTGTTTGAATGAGCAGCGGTGGCCGCCCTCAAGGAACCGATTATCGGGCCGCGACGGTCCAGCCCGATGGAACTGCTGTGGCCGGTGCCGCAGCCGGCGTGGAGCTGGTGCGTCAGCGATACACGAGCGGTCAGCAGCGGTTCCCGGACTACGCTTCGTATCTCCGCTACCAGCGCGGACGTGTAGAGGTTCAGCGACGGGCGACGCTGCGGGCACTGATTGCTAGCCCTGTGCCCCCCCCTGTCACCCATAATTATACTGTAGTTCAATCTAAAGATAATACAACATCTGATGGATTTACGATTGGTAATGAAGTTACGAAAGATATGGATAATGAGCAGTATACAGAAGAGATTAATCCATTTGATTTTCAATCTAGCTTCTTTGGAGGGATGGCAGATTTTATTGATGAGAATATTGTAGCAGGTGATAAGGATGAATCAGACCGGCTCGTAGCGTCACACTGGAAAGATTTAGGAGATGATGTGTTTGATAATTGGGGCTATTTTTATTTATATGATCCAACATCAGGTAAGTACTATTTCCCTCTAATTACCCCACAAAATCAAGACGATGGTATATTCACAACGCAGAGCATCAGTGCTTTTAGTCGCACATTCACAATTCGCCACGGCTGGGCCGTTCAGGGAATATTTAAGTTTGTTGTTTCTGTTGCCGATAACCTGCCATTCCGTTTTGGCGCTTACGGTAATATAGGATCAGATGGTAATCAGGAGACGCAAGATCTCTCATATCCTATTAGTGGAACAAATTTTACATACTGGTATCGGCGTGATTCTCAAGAAGGTGATTCTGAGGAGAAATTATATTCTTATTTCATCCCGAAGAATGTTGCTGAAAAAAGCTCACAAACATATGATGTAGCATACGACTATGACAATATGAGCTTGCGTTCAAAAGAGGTTAAGGGTGGCCTGTTGGTATACCGTACAATACCAAATTTAAGACAGGCGGTTTCACCGCCTGGTATTGTACGTTAACGTAGCTTACCGATATCAAATTAGTCGGTTTCTTCCAGAAACCGACTATCTTAAGTTT